AAACTACTTTAAAGTCTGTAATTCCTCTACGTCCCTTGATATCCCTTAAGAATGGTTCAGTCATGTTTCTAAATTGAGCTCTAGTGAATTCATCATTGAATTCGAATAAAGACGCTTTAGAAGCTTGTGAAATAGCCTTTTCAAGAGTAATGAATAATCTACGTACGTTGATTCTATCAAATGCAGATGGTTTAGACTCTAAAGTCTTATCGCCATATAACACTGTACCTTGTCCAGGGAAAGATACGATAGGGTTAACCGAACGCTTGTACAAATCATCTCTACCAGCTTGATTAGGATTAAGCGCGATCTTAGTAACATTTCTAAGATTACCACGATTAAAGCCAGCAGGAGAGAACCATGGATCAGCAACCATATCGGCGTTTGCGGCTAAACCAGCCATAGCACCTGAAGCAGCTAACCAACGATATTTATCATTGTACTTATCATAAACATATATTGCTGTTGAATCAGCAAATGCATATGAGGTATGTGTTAATGAATCGGCCCATTCAATTACTTTAGTAACGGCAGAAGCATTATTAACAGTAGAAGTGATTGGAGGAGAAACAAAAGCCACACAATCTTTACGTGCATCAGCAATAGCAATGATCTTATTAGAAATAGCAGTTGCATCAGATCCAGCCATTGGATTACCATTCATGATTAATGAAATTTCGATAGTTTCAGCATCACTAAATTTATCAAAGCCAAGCTGTAATTCTCCAAGAGTCAATACATTAGCATCAACACCATCAGTTAATTCGAATGTATATAATTCGTTTGTACCTGTTTCATTAACTAAAGCATCAAAGTTAACACCAAAGCCATCAGAGTCTTGCGCAGTATCTCCAAGATTAGCATATACATCTTTAGAGTGTTGAATAAGTATTTCAACATCGTTAGCAGGATTAGCAGCCAAAACAATCGTATTGTCTGTAAGCGCTGTCCAATGCACAGTTGGTGGTGAAGTAGTATCATCATTGATTAACTCAGAGCCATCAACAAATACTCTGAACGTATCAGTTCCATGAGCTACAATAAAACCGTCTGTCAACGTATACTCTAAATCTGTAGTACCAGTTGCAGGAGTTTGGAATGTATCATCATGTGAATTTGCAAGATTACCAAGCAATCTTACCCAGTTTGATCCGCTATTAATTACATTTTTAAAGTAATTAGAAGTACCATCTGATGAATAAGCATCTGAAGCCTGAGAAACATATTCGTATGTTTCTAAAACTGTGTTAGCCGCACCTGTGATTGCACCAGTACGATCATACACAACCACATGCATTTCATCGTTTGAACCGCCAACAGCTGCCACTGCACTTGAAGTTGTTGGTGCCGCGTTGAATAGATCTTTAAACGCCCAATCATCAAACACTGTACTATCAGCTGTACAAATATCAACACTGATATTACTACCAATAACACCAGGATATTTAGCTGCACATGCTACATTAGTAATAGTTTCTGCATGATCATCGTTTTTAATTAGTGTTGGAGACGATGTGTTGTCTGCTGCGTTCTTTGCTAAAGCACCTACCGCTCTAGTAACACGTAAAGTGTTACCGTAACTTAGGAACTGTTGAGCCGCCATGAAATACGAGAACGTATCGTCATTCGGCTGTCCGAAGATATTAACTAATTGTTTTTCGCTGCCGACTGTAATAACTTCATCAACTGGACCCCACTGGAATGACCCAGCAATAGCACCAATAGAAGCCGAAGTGGCTGGAATAACATTAGTCAAATCTATTTCTTTTACCTGTACACCAGGTGAGACTAGAAATGCCATATATTTATACCTTTATTAATAATAATGAGAAAATTCATAATACGTTTATATTCAATATAGTTATTTATAACTATTACCCTTTCCATACTTCCCAGCCATCACCTAATGGATGATGTACCCCAGGACTATTATCGCCCATAACACCAATAGGGATAAGACTATCTTCGATATGCCTAACCTTCTCAGCATATAACATACCTTTCATGTCTATATCAGTAGACTCTGCGAACCATGGTGTTGTAGTGAAATATCCAAACATAACTAGGTTCATCATTAAGTCATCATGATTGCCGTGATCCGCTTCATAACTAGAACCACGAGATATAAATGTGGACATTTCTTGTATGGTATTGGAGTCTACTATCTCTAACTTGCTTTGCTCTAATATGTCTTTAATTGTAGAACAACCAATGCGTTTAACCTTCCTAGTCATAGTAACACCAACAGCATTAGCCTTAGTATAATTCTCGACGAATACATTCTCATATTCTAAGTCATAATATAATCCATTGCATACAACAACACCTTGGTCATTACTTTCAATAACTACATAGCATTCGTTGTAATGATTAGCATACTTGTATATCACATCAGGAAACAATAAAGGACTTGTCATGTTATCTCTGAATACTGCCACTTGTTTAAATGGTTTTTCTGATACATCAATAATATTAAACGTTGAGTAATCCATACCGCGGCCGCGGGCAACATCAACAAACATTATATAGTTATGTCCGGCAATAGGATCTTCATATATACTAACGTTATTCGTTACTGATAGAGGCCTTTTAGATTTAAGCGCTAAGAGAGTCTCAGCATTAATTAGTGTATTGCCGGTTCCATGGAAGTTGTTACCAAATTCTTGGTCAAACTGTAGTTCGGACGTATTAGCTATAGTCATACGCTTCCACTCTTTATCTCTGCCTGGAACGTCCCACCAATCTACTCTAAATGATTTGAATTCATTAGTGCCTTGTAATGCACCTTCATAGATCTTCTGGTATATGTTACCTAATCCATTAGCTGTAGATGTAATAATAACCTTTGTATTTTTACCGGCTGATATTACAGGGTATGTACTTGTATAGAACTCTGTAGCATTTTCTACGAACGCAAACTCATCAAGGTACAGTAGGTTAATTGACATACCACGAATAGATGAACCTGATGTTGCTGCAGCAATTAATCGTGAATTATTAGAAAACTCAATAGAACCTTTATTTAAGGCTTTAGTGCCGGGCTGGAGAAAGAACGGCAGGTTCTCCAACATAAGAGTGATCCGCATAAGCATCTCTCTAGCTGTAGCACCTTTGTTCGCAAGGATAGCGATTGTTTGTTCTGAGTGGAATAGTGCAAACCATAATAGATATGCAACTGTTGATATAGACTTACCCGACTGCCTGCATGCAAGCACGATAGAGAATCTATTATCTTGAAAATGATTAAACATCTTCTTCTGATAATCATATAGTTTGAAGGGAACTAAACCATCATCTAGTGATATCACTTTACAATAGGTTTCTGCAAAATATACAGAATCATTCATACACTTCTGATATTCTAATATGTCTTCTTTAGACCAGTCTTGTGAAACACCATCACGTTTAACGTTAATGTTTCCGAGATATGATTCAGTCTTCTGGTTCAACATCAATCGCTTTCTCATTATGTAGCATTCTTTGTAATTCTGTAGTAGATCCAATAAACACATTGTTATTAGTAGCATTCGGCAATGCTGGATCTAATGCATCCACCTTTTTAATTTCTTTGTTTGATTTGTGTAGCTTCATTAACTTGTCGTTAATATCAGCTTTCTGTTTGATTAGTTGTCCTAACACCTCAAATGCGCGGGGATGTTCAGATTCTCTAGCAAGTTCCATCATAAGCTCAATAGCTTCTTCACCTTGCTCGCTTAAATCATACAGAGAATCTCTCACATGTACATAATCTTTATCTAAATCACTCATAATATAGTACCTATTAATTAATTAAAGAAGTCTATTGTCTCCGTATATGGTGTGGTTGTACCATCAACTTTTTGTACTTCTATATTCTCTCTAGAATCATTATCTTTATAATATACTTCGGTCTTATTAATAACACTGCGATCTTGGATACCTTTAAAGTATCTAATACGTGTTTCGAATGTTAATGTATATATAATAACTCTTCGTGATGTAGAGAATTCTCCTTCCCATTCATCATTCATAGTCACACCATTTAATACAATAGGGATATCAGCGGTCAAATCCATTTCAGGAATATCTTTAATTGTCACTGTATAATCTGGTTGGAATCTTGGCAAGATCTGCTCTAATATTTGTAGTGCTTCGTCTTGAGTCTTGGCTAAAACATTTAACTCGAATCCTACTTTATATATCGCTGGAGCCGTTAATGATGTTATATGTTTCTTATCTAATGGATCTACCTTAGTATATCGTTTATGTTTATTAACTTTAGCTGCACCATCGTACGACATATCAGTAATTTGAAATGATAATCGTGGCATCTTAATAGCAATACCGGTATCGTTCTTATCATCTAATCGAACTAAATACTTTTGTCTAGGACCATAAGCTAATGGAACCTTAATCTTCTTAAGAACATTGCCACTGCTATCAGTTTTAACAACAGAGATGTCATTGAATAAAGATCCAAATACCGATACAGTTCTACGAGTATGCTCGTTATAAAAATGATTTTCAAACATTATGGATCTCCAAACGGATTAGTCTCTGTCCAATCTATTATATCCTGTGCTTCGGCATCAAAGATATCATTGTTAGCATAACCATCTCGGTTAAAATTAGTTGCAATATCAGCAGTTGTAACATTGTATGCCGTACCTGACTCTGTGCCAATAATCTGTTTAAGTGGATCAGGATCAACATATAACTGTCTGAACTTGCCATCGGTAGTAACCAGTGAAACCACTGTTAAGTTGCCCGTGGTAAGACCTAAGTCCTCCCATCCAGCCACTTCACCTTCTATATTGATAGGGTTACCAGCAGCATCATTAACACCAGTCCACTGTGATATTGTCTCACCGATAGTATAATTGCCTGTACCAGAATCAAGTGCATAGGTATATGATGTAGCATTCGCCGTTTCGACACGATCAATAGCATCTATATCAGTGTCGAAATCTTCATCAGTGTATTCGAATAATTCAGCTTTCAGCTGATACACTGGAACATTCTTTAATTGATAAAATGGCACTTCATCTTCAACGAATGTAATTTCAAATAGAGAAGAAGCCATTGGAAGATATAATAAATCACCTTCTGAAGGACGGCCAATAACGCTTTCACCATTACCAGCTGTTAAATATGTACCAACTTGACTATCCCATCTCTTACGTGATACAATAAAGTTTGCAGTATCTCTAATCTCTAACCCGAATTTAGATAGTAGCTCTCCATCTCCTTCAAAACCATCTTGATTTTCAAGGTACATTTCTACTACATATGAGTCGGAGAATCGATTATAAGATTCATTAAGTATTTCATCGCGAGTAATTTCTTGTCTAGGAATATAGACAATGTCTTGACCATACATCTTTAACGATTCGATCGTTAAATCTTCATATAAGTCTTGTTCTGATTTTACGTTGCCATTAAAATATACATTAGTTGCCATTCATCATCCCATTAAAAAGTCGTCAGGTAACTGCCAAGCTAACTGCATCTCTTCTTCAATTTTATTAATCTCTTCTACAGCATCTTGATATATTTGTAGACCATTCATAGTAACTCCACCAGGTAATTGCATACCTTCGAATTTACTCATGTTCTGACCCCATTGACGTTTAATCAATGATGTTAAATATCTCTTTAAGAACATATCATTATACACATCAGTATATGTTTGGGGGTCTACAATTTCGTAGCCCTCAATGATAATATAAGATCCAGGCTTTAAGTTACCAAACCCTTCGTCCACATGCAATCTATTCATATGTCTATTAAATCTAAGCAACTCGCTTGAGTTTAGTTGATGATCTAACATACTTAAATGCTGCATCCGTTGCTCAAATGATTGTATTGATTGAACAGCACCAAAGGTATTAAAGTCCGATAACCGCATTTGATATTCTACATTAAACAATGATTCGGCTTCGCCCGATTCAAAGTCTAGTATCTTCACGACAGATGTAATAGAATCAGGGACCGCAATATAGCTATTAGTTATATCATCAGCAGTTAACTGGTGTTTAGAGTAGGTTCGCACAACCGCATCAGCATGATATTCTTGATAGTACTGGAGAGCATCATCTACTCTATCTTCTATTTGATCTTCATCGACATTAATTTCAAGCACTGGCGCGCCAAGAGCTCTTAAACAGTGGTCAATTAATTCAGGCCTGCTGGTTACCTTTGCCATTACTTAGTGAACCAGATCTTTACCGAATCGTCTTTATAAGATGATGAATCCGCTTGCCATTTAGCATAGAAGTTCTTAGCTTTTAAAGCTTTGATCT